AATCTTTTATGTAATTAATTATTTGTCTTGTAATTCTCATTAGTGTCCGTTTCCATTTGCAAACTCTCTTTGTTTGTCTTTTAATTTTTCTATATCTCTCAAAGCTTTATCTAATTGATCTTTTAAAAAGTTTATATTAACTTTGTTTGTCATGTTTTGCTCTTGTGTCTTCTCTAATTTTTCAGTTGATTTATACAGGTCCTCGATCAACATAAATTGTTCCTGGTCGATTGGCTTTTGTGTGCTAGCCTCAAGTAAATCTTGTTTCATTAATTGTTCAGCAGTTTCTAATGTTATAAGTCTTGTAGTTATCTCACTGTAACTCCATACACCCGCTCCAACAGCTAATAATATTGCTATTAAATTTCTCATTGGCATACTGATGGCGGTGTTATCTGAAATCTTCATTATTTATAGGTTCTAGTTTTTCTATTTTAATTTTTTCTAATTTTGCTTCTACTTTTTCTCTTTTCTTCATACGTTTTACATATGTTTTATAGTCAGGTCTTTCGTGATCATACTTATTCCACAACGATAATGCGTCTTTACCTATTTTACCATCTATAGGACATGGCGTACCTGCTTGTATCATAGATTCAAAAACTCTCTCATCTTGACATAAAATGGCTACAGCTGCAACCTTCATACCAAAATCATTTAGTATTCTTGATAGTTTTAATCTTTCACAATTTTTATCAATAAAGTGTTTACCACCTGTAATACCTAAACCAAATGTTTGCAAACCTGCTGATGCACCTGTGCTACACACATCTTGTGTCATAGAATTGTATGATGGTGCTGACGCTGTTGGTGGTGCTGATCTTATATTAGAATTACTTGTGCTATTTGTAGTTGTAGCAGAAGAAGACCCAGATTGGTACGTTGTTGCACCCCCTGTGTATCCACCTTCAATACTTGTGTTAGACCCACTTACGTTTGTTTGTGTTTCTGCACTTTGTGCGTGATTAGTTACACCTATAAGTATAATTATTAACGCTAAAAATAAACTTACTTTGTTCATTATTTATCATCAAATCCTCTTGCAACCCATGCAACATAAATATCCCATGGTTTGCATATAAATCTCCAAAGTCTAATAAAAAACCTTTTAACTTTTCTCCGTATCATCATGTTTTTTCTCCTCAATTTCGTAAAAGAAGTTATCCGTATCTTCGGTCTTCCATTTACTTGAATTTTCTACATTCCATTCAGAAGTTTGTACTTTCCAATCAGGTGTTTCGTCTCTGACTGTAAAAGACGGTATATCCCATATACATCTATTGTTTGGCTGTGCCGCATAGTTCCCATCATCGAGGGCTATGATGTGTGCGCACTTGTGTTCGTGCGGAATCTCTGAATGATCAGTATCTAATATATTAGCTTCAGGATGAGCAAAGTCAACAGTAAATACATATTTTCCTGGATGCCATTTCTTGTCTTTACCAATGTATTTGCCTGCTTGTCCTGCTAAAATATCCCAAGTAGTAATAGCAGGGTAATAACTAAAACAATTCCAAAGCTGAAGCTCATCAAGTCTGCGAACTGGAACATTTTCCGGTTTAAAACCTCTTTGAATGAACGCAGATATCGGTAAACGATAGAAGATAGCTCCATTTTCCATAATACAATGAAAAAGGATAGAGTGCCCCGTAAGAGATGAAATACCAAAAATAATACAGTCTTCAACTTCACCATGATGTTTTTTAAGATCATATAAATATTCTCTTTTAATTTGTGCATATTCCACCGGTATGTTTGCATTTAGATAAGCCATAATTTAACCTCATTTAATATTACCCCAATTGGTTCCTACTTCATAGTCTACTTTGTTAGGTACTTCAAGTGATACAGTAGATTCCATTATCTCTTTTATTTTTTTAGCATGTGCTTCATCACGTACAGATATATCTAATTCATCATGTACCTGTATGTGCGGCAGAATACCTTCATTATGTAAATCTATCATAGCTTTTTTTGTCATATCTGCTGCTGACCCTTGTATTAATTTGTTTAAAGCTTTGTAAGTGTATGCTCTCCTGATCCCTGGTCCGTGTTCCCTGAGTGCATCATCATGAGGCAAGGCTTTATTGATACCAAATTGATTAGGCTCCCACAAAGGAAACCTGCAAGAACGACCAAGAAGAGTTCTAATCTTACCAGAGTCTTGTGCCCTACTCATTACAGCATCCATAAGTTGTTTAACAAATGGTACACGTTGATGGTATTGTTTAAATAGTTCATCTGATTTTAATTTGTTTATACCTAGTTCAGCTTGTAATTTTGTTTTACCCATACCATAAAATAAACCAAGATTAATTGTCTTAGCTTGTGTTCTAGGTATACCCGCCATATCAGCTACGATTGTATGAAAGTCTGCATCACCTTCGTTGTATGCATCTAATACATCGTTAACACCATATAAATTTTGTAACGCTGCATAGTGTACAACTAAACGTGGCTCTTGTTGTGAGTAATCAAAACAACCCCATTTGTGTTTTTCTTCAGGAATAAACAATGATCTGATCCGTGGTCCAAGATCTTTGTTCCTTGCAGGAATCTGTTGTAAGTTTGGATTATTGTATGAGAATCTACCAGTGATAGTCCCACCGCCATCACCACGCAATTGGTTAATCTCTGCATGGATACGGCCCTTGTGAGCATACTTTATGATGGTATCTATAAACGTTGTGTGTGCTTTGTTTATCTCTCTAGCTTTAGCTATTAATTTTACTGTTGGATGTGGATGATTAGATAAAAATCCTTTTGTAAATGATGGTGCTTTTGATTTTTCTGTCCTGTCATATTCTAAATTTAACTTATCAAACATTTTTGCAATGGATCTAGCGGCCCATATTTGTACATCAACACCAGTGGTTGTTAACACTTCATGTAGTAATTTTTTTTCTTGTTCTAGTAATGTTTTCTTTTCATTCGCTGCTTGTTCTTGATTTACACGTACACCGAGAAACCTCATATCTACTAACACAGGAAATAAATTTGTTTCTAATTCAAAGATAGCTTTTAAATCTTGCAGTTCTATTTCTTTTTTCATTTCTTGCCATAACTCTAAAGTTATCTCTGCATCTTTTTCTGCATATTTACCAACATACATTGCAGGTAGTTTAAACATTTCTCCTTTTGCGTCTACACCCCATTCTTTTGCTGCTGCATACAATGCTGCTTCGTCCTTACCTTTACCAATGTATCTTCTTGCACAATTATTTAAATCATATCGCATTTGATTTTCATCTACGATAGCCGCACAAATCATTGTATCTACCATCTGTCCTTTAATAGTAAGTCCCATAGATCTAATCCAACACACGTCATACATTGAGTTGTGAAATATTTTTGTAGCTTCTGTGTGAAGCACACCTTGAAACCATTTAAGAACCATCTTCTTATCCATATTACCACCACCTTCGTGTGCAATTGGATAGTAACCAGACCAGTTGTGTACTGCTACAGCTATACCAACTACTTCTCCAACACCTATTATAGCTCCGGAACCCATTGACTTACCTATGTTTGGATCTTTGGTTTCTAAATCTATTGCTATCTCATTGTAGTCAGATAAATCTGGAAAATTATCTGGTGGTAGCCATTCTGTTTGTGCTTTGAATAATGGTATTTGCATTAAGAATAATCTCTTTCTTTTATCATTTCTAAATAATGTATTGCCTTATCAATGTCTTGTTCTTTTCCTTTCGCTGCATGTCTGCATATATATTTTATAGCCGATCCTTCTGCAAAAGGCAACCTGTTCTTGTTTATAAACTCACTTGGCTGCATGACCATATCTTTATAATGATTGCCACCAACTTGTTTTTTGTATGCTGTCATATTTTAAAACTTTTATAAATATCCTTTGGCTTGACTACATGCAGATGTTCTTTTGTTCTTGTTGCTCCAACATAAAACAATCTGTTTTCATCATCAGGATTTTTTTCATAACCTTTCTGTGTGTTTAAACTTAAATCAGATAACAAAACTACATTATCAGCCTCTCCACCTTTTACTCCATGTATTGTAGAAAGTAAAATTCGTGGTTCTTCATTTAACTTTTCTCCATTTTTTCTCATCTTTCTAATATAGTTTACATTTTTTTGTGGTGCTTCATCAAATGCATCAAACCAAACATTGTCTGTCTTTAATCCAAAATGTAATTTTAATTCAGATAAATTATAGTAGTTGTCTTTGTTTAATTCTTTTATTCTAAATTTATTAAAATTATCTACACTTATGTAAGACGCAATTCTTTGTACACAATCACCACTAATATTTTTTCCAGTTCTTAATTTTTCCCAATCTGTAATAGCTTCATGTAAATCTTGTTCATAACCTTTTTTAAATTTATTTTTGTAGTACAAACCTTTTTTATACAATGTATCTTCCAGATCATTTAACATGTATTTAGTTCTAGCTAACACTAACCATTTGCCAGAAGAAAAATCTATATTCTTAAATTCATTGTGATAGGATAACTTTCCCTCTACGGTCCTTGGCTGCCATTCTTTTTTTAATCTATTAGATACTCTACCTATAATATTCATAGCCACATCATGCACAACTTTAGGTATTCTATATGATTGTGTTAAATTTAATAATTTTCCTTTTTGTGTAATAAATCTATTTACATCTGCACCAGCCCATCTAAAAATAGCTTGATCATCATCGCCAGCTATAAAAGAATCATCTGTTTTATTCCAAATAGTTTTTGCCATATCCCATTGCATAGAAGATAAATCCTGCGCTTCATCTATAAATACAACATCAAAACTAGGTGATTTATCAGATTTGGTAAATTGAAATATCATGTCTGTAAAATCTATAAGGCTATAATCTTTCTTGTATCTAATTAATTCATTTGATAAAATGCGTAAATTTTTTACAGATATATCTTGTGTGTGTTCTTTTAAATTAAACTGTTGTTCTGGTGTAATTCCTCTTAATCTTGCTAAGTGTATGATACGTAAATAATCACTTTTTGTAGTAAATAGACCAGTAAATTCTTCATCATAATCATTATAATCTACAAATATTTTTATTTTTTTACCTAAATCTTCATAATGCCTTCCCTGCATTACATTTTCTTTTCTTAAACCTAAAACTCTAAATGCTAATGAATGCAGTGTTCTAAAATAGGGTAGGTCATCTTCTGATAAATTAAATCTTTCCATGGCTCTCTCTCTTGCTTCGTTAGCAGCTTTCTGTGTAAATGCAAAATAACCTATTCTGTTAGGGTTTGTTTTTTTAAGATAGTCTTCTAATAAATTTAAAAGAGT